GACGGTATTTGTGCCAGCCGGTGACCCTGTACTCAACCCTATCACGAATAAAATGGAAGATGTGTTCACAATGGAACACACAGGCGATCGTAAGTGCGATTGGGAAGCGTTGCAACTTCATCAGAAAAGAAACGATAATGGGTTCCGACTGTTTGGTACTTATTTTAGAGGATTGTGGGATTGAATGAATTTTTATACAAGTGTGCACGTCCGCAGAAACGAAATTCTTCTGCGCGGATATGAGAACGGAGAGAAGGTAAAACGGTCGATCGAGTATCGACCGTACCTTTTTGAGCCCAACCCTGTGTATGAATCACGTGGCGTTGAAACACCCTTTAAGACTCTCAACGGTCGCAAGGTATACAAGCACGAGTTTGATACGATCATGGATGCTCGGCAGTATGTTCGTGATTTCGCTGGCGTCCGAGGCAAGGAAATCTACGGACTCGACACGTTCTTGTATGCGTTCATTAACGACGCATATCCAGGGGAAATCGATTATGATCCGAAGCTGATCTCTGTCGTGACGCTTGATATCGAAACCTCCACTGAAGGGGGATTCCCTAATATCGAAACTGCCAATCAAATGGTCACTGCTATTACTCTGCGTAAGCGAGGGCAGTCTGTCGTTCTTGGCATGCGACCATATACACCTAAAAAGGACAGTGTACGGTATATCCAATGTAAAGATGAGTATGAGCTGCTCAGCAAGTTCTTGTTGATTTGGCAATCAGACGAGTATGCTCCTGACGTTCTTACTGGCTGGAACGTGGAGTTCTTCGATATTCCATATCTTGTTAACCGCATTCGCCGGATTATGGGCGATAATGCTGCAAAGCGCCTATCTCCTTGGAACATCCTCGAGGAACGCAGAATCGAGATTATGGGCCGCGAGAACCTAGTGTATGTGCCTGTCGGTATCTCGATCATCGACTATATGCAGGCGTATAAGAAGTTCTCTTTCGCCCAACAAGAGTCGTTCAAGCTCGACCACATCGCATATGTTGAGCTCGGCGAGCGCAAGTTGGACTATTCTGAGCACGAGTCGATGCACGACTTCTATATGAATGACTTCGAAAAGTACATTGACTACAACATCCACGACGTTGAGTTGGTAGACCGCCTCGAAGATAAACTCAAGTTCCTTGAACAGATCTTTGCTATTGCCTATGACGGTAAGGTGAATATGATTGATGCATTCACATCTGTGCGTATGTGGGATGTTATCATTCACAACTACCTGCTGGCTAGGGGAGTTGTTGTGCCGATCACAGATCGCGCTACTAAGGATGGTCAGATTGTTGGCGCTTATGTGAAGGACCCTCAGGTTGGCCGACATGAGTGGGTAGTTTCATTTGACTTGAACTCCCTATATCCTCACTTGATCATGCAGTACAATATCTCACCAGAGACGTTGGCTGGTGAGATTCCGGGGTTGTCTATTGATAGTATTCTCGATGGTGCTCTTAATGACCCCGACATACGCGCGCGAATGGAGCAAGACAACATTACAGTAGCTGCATCAGGGTTCATCTTTAGTCGGGATACGCAGGGATTCCTTCCAGCTCTAATGCAGAAGATGTATAACGACCGCGTGTCATACAAGAAGCAGATGTTGGCAGCTAAGCAACGGTATGAAAATGAGAAGACATACGAAGTAGAGAAAGAGATTGCTCGCTGCCACAACATGCAGCTCGCGAAGAAGATTCAGCTCAACTCTGCATATGGCGCTCTTTCGAATGTATACTTCCGCTGGTTCGATACGAACCTTGCTGAATCTATTACCAAGTCTGGTCAGTTGTCTATTCGGTGGATGGAACGACACATCAACTCATACCTCAATAAGATCCTCAAGACCGGGGAAAGAGACTACGTGATTGCGTGCGACACAGACTCGATGTATCTCGATCTTCAAGAGTTTGTGGAACAGACCTATCCTGGAAAGTCCATTGAGCAGACGGTGAAGTACCTCGATAACGTAGGTGAGAAGGCATTCGAGCCGTTCATTGACAAGACGTACGATGCTCTGGCTGATTATGTGAATGCCTTCGATCAAAAGATGAAGATGAAACGTGAGGCTATTGCTGATAAAGGTATCTGGACAGCTAAGAAGCGATACATCCTCAACGTGTACAACAACGAGGGCGTGCAGTATAGCGAACCAAAGCTCAAATTGTCTGGCATTGAGGCTGTTCGTTCTTCCACTCCTAGCGCATGTCGTACTAACATTATCGAAGCTTTGAAGATTATCATGGCAGGTACCGAGACGGACATTCAGACGTTTATTGAAGGGTTCAGGTTGGCTTTCCGTCAGCTTCCGTTCGAGGAAGTAGCATTCCCACGTAGTGTTCGAGGACTGAATAAATATGCTGATGCGAGTACGGTTTATCGCAAGTCGACGCCAATCCATGTTAAGGGCGCTTTGATTTACAACCACACACTCAAGCAAAAGAACCTCTTATCGAAGCTGCAACCGATCGGTGAAGGCGAGAAGGTCAAGTGGTGCTACTTGCAACTGCCAAACCCATCGCAATCGGCTGTAATATCTACCACCGGTCAGATGCCAAAGGAAATCGGTCTCGTCAACTACATCGACCACGATAAGCAGTTCGAGAAAGCATTCCTAGAGCCGATTAAGACCATTCTCGATGCCATTGGATGGCAGTCAGAGAAGCGTGCAACGCTCGACGCATTCTTTTAGGATACCAAATGAAGATTCCAACAGACGATTTTGATTTCGGCTTTTCAGCTGTTAGCGAGGATGAGCTGAAAGCCACACAGCGTCAACTCCAAGAACAAGTAGCTGCAAATGCTACAGAGCTGGAGGCAGCTGCCGCAGCATCTCGTTCATACGAAGAAAAGCTCAATGCATTGTACAAAATGATCACGCCTCTATTGAAGAACTTATCGAAAGACGATGACAATAAGGAGTATATCCATTGGCCTGATCGTCAGAAGAAAATGAAAGCATTCATCGCCAAGGTGGATGCATTAATGAAGAGTTGATTGGCCTTCGTAAACACTGTATGATGTGTTTCGATGTTATATAATTTTATGAGGAAGATGGCTATGTCAGATTTTGAGACACATCCAAGAGGGACCATTCGTGAGCTGCAATTGTCCCGAGAACTTGCTAATGTGATTGCGGAGGAGTTGCAGAATCCCAATTCGGAGATTCCTATTCCTATCATCCAAGCGTACAACCGGCTGTATGGGTTCCATCTCAGCCAAATACAAGCAGAGACACTATGAAACGAGTGTGTCTGATTGCTACTGTCCCTGCGACAGTTTGCCTGATATTGTTGTTAGCTGTATTTGCGGGCATCGCTCGAGCAGCATCAGCAATAGCAAGCGCTGTTGCCTATCTGATAGTGAACTTGATATTATGGCAGGATAGCGCAACGTTATTGAAAATACTATCCACTACACAAAATAAACAGCATACACAAAGGAATACAAATGAGCCTACTAGACAAGATCCGCAAAAACTCAACGATTAAAGATACCGATATCCTTGCTTCGTCGAAGTTCTTCACCAAGAAGGATATGATCCCAACCCAGATCCCTGCGATCAACGTCGCGCTGAGCGGCAGGTTGGATGGGGGCCTCACGCCCGGTCTTACTATGTGGGCTGGTCCATCGAAGCACTTTAAGACGGCGTTCAGTTTGCTTATGGCTAAGTCCTATTTGGACAAGTATCCAGATGCTGTGATGTTGTTCTATGATTCGGAATTCGGTACCCCTCAGTCGTACTTCGATTCTTTTGGTATCGATACAGGCCGCGTCGTTCATACACCAATCACTGATATCGAGCAGCTCAAGTTCGATGTTATGGCGCAGATTCAACAGATTACCCGTGAAGAGCACATCATCATTGTGATCGACTCCATTGGTAACTTGGCTTCGAAGAAGGAAGTGGAAGACGCACTCGAAGGTAAGTCTGCTGCAGACATGACTCGTGCAAAGCAAATCAAGAGCCTGTTCCGTATGGTCACACCGCACTTGACAATCAAGAACATCCCTATGGTTGTTGTTAACCACACATACAAAACGCTCGAATTGTACTCGAAAGATGTTGTAGGTGGCGGTACTGGATCATACTACTCTGCTGATAACATCTACATCCTCGGCCGTCAACAAGAGAAAGATGGTACTGAAGTTATTGGGTACAACTTCATCATTAACGTCGAGAAGTCACGCCACGTTAAGGAAAAGTCGAAGATCCCTGTGAACGTCACATTCGAGGGCGGTATTTCGACATGGTCTGGTCTACTTGATATGGCACTGCAATCCGGTCACGTTGTGAAGCCTTCCAACGGTTGGTACTCGCGCGTCAATGCTGATGGTGTCGTGGAAGATCAGAAATTCAGAGTCAAAGACACCGACACCAAGGAATTCTGGACGCCTGTCATTCAGATGAAAGAGTTCCGCGACTGGGTTAAGGACACTTATCAGGTCGCTGCAGGAGCCATTACTACAGATGATGGCATTGATGAAGAACTGCTTTCTTTTGCCGATGAGTGATATGATGGCAACCAGTCAAACTCCCGCACTGTTAGGTAAACCGGCAGCACCGCGTAAGCCCCAAGGCGCGGGA